TCGCTCTCCGGGAGGATAGGGCTTTTCTCTTCGGCAAGCCTCCCACCGATGCCGGATCGCCGCAGGGCATTCGCTACCAGATGGCGGCGTCTCAGGTGACGGCTTCGGCCGGCGCCGCGCTCGCCAACTACCAGAGCGACATCCCGACCAACCTCATCTCCCCCGTGGAGGAGGCAAACGTTCTCGGCGGTAATGACGACTTCAAGATGATCATGAGCGTTGGGAGCTTCTGGCTGATCTATTCGCTGGTGACCACGGTCGGCGACTGGGTCTTCGCGAGTGGTCTTTCCGGCAGTGATCCGCGCCTCCTCGGGTTCCCCGTCATCAAGGCCCGCTACATGAAGGAGACCACGCTGGCAACGGATGGCTATGGGACATCGGGATCGGCCGGACAGATCCTCTTCGTTCACGCGCCATCGTGTGAGATCCACGACTCTCTGCAGCGGAGCGTGGGAGTCTGGCCGGGCGGCGCCTATTACGATGCTTCGTCTGGTGTCGTCAAGTCCGGAATCAGTCAGGACGAGACTGTCATCACGGTCATCTCTGAGCATGACTTCTTGCTCACCCATGACGTGGCTGCGTCCGTGCTGACCGGTTACGCCACTTAGATCGCTTAGGCAAAGGAAAGGAGATCCAATCATGCCTAGCCCTTCCAACCTCGGCGATCTGGGTCATCAGATCGCTGTCCTCCCCGCAAGCACCGCCACCACGGCCTGGCTCGATCAGCAAACCGCGGCGGACACCGGGACCATCGTTGCCACTGGTCGGGTGCTTGATTTCGGTTTGAATATCGGTGTCGGCTCTACGGGTGCGAAAACCCTTGACGGCACCGTCAACCCGCTGGCTGTCGGTCCGTTGCGGCAGTATCACTCGGTGACGATCGCGCTGCCGTTGCAGCTGTACTTCGCCGATTCTGGGGATTACGTCTTCTTCTCGATTGCACATCAGCAGCGGTCGGCAACTTCGGGCGCCGGCTCCACCTGGGCTACGGTCAAGACGGATGCTGGCCCGCACACCAAGTTCCGCATGGGCACATCTACCGAAGCGACCTTCTTCCATGGGGTCGCATCTTCGGTCAACACGCAAGCGTTGCAGCGGTACTACCGAGCACAGGTGACGATGACGCGGCGCCTGGGGACGGACACCGGGGCCCAGGACACCACGACCGGATCGACGCAGCTTTGTGTCGGCCCGTCCTACATCCTCTCCGGGGCCAACGAGTTCCCGGCTCAGGAGTAACCCTTCCAATCTGCTGAGGCGGGGCTTGCCGCTCCGCCTCAGCACTCATCGCGGGAGGTGCTGAGCCGTGAAGGTTGCGATCCTCGGGTTTAGTCCAGCGGTCCATGAGGCGCCATTCGGTGATCCGTCGTGGACTTTCTGGGGCATGAATGGGCTCTGGCGAGTCCTGGACAAAATCCCCGAGGAGCGGTTCGCGTTGTGGTTTGAGCCGCACACGCCGCTATTCCTGGACATGTACGGTAAGCGGGCAGGGATCGGGACACAGCAACAGGACTGGCTCGCAAAGCCCCACCCGTTTCCTGTCTTCATGCAGGAGGCCTATCCGCAGTTCCCCAAGTCGGTAGTGTTCCCCATTTATGATCTGGTCAAGCGATTCGGTATCGACTATTTCACCAGCACTGTAGCTATGGAACTGGCGTACGCGCTCAGTCTGGACGGGGTAGATGAGATCGGGTTATGGGGCATTGATCTGGTTCACGGGACGGAGTGGGGCGATCAGCGACCGTGTGCGGAGTATTGGATCGGGCGGGCGGTGGAGCGTGGCATCAAGATTACCAAGCCCGCGTCATCGGCGCTTTTGACGCAGCGGGCACGCTATGCCTACGACAGCCCCAACCCGCTATTGATGGAACTCCGGCGCGGGCTCGAGCGAGAGGCGGAGGAGACGACGAGAAAGCTTGCCGAGCTCAACGAGGTGCAGGCTAAGGCGGTCTCCGAGCTTCAGACAAATGACGGAGCGCTTCAGATGCTCCGCCATGTCTCGGCGCGTCTGGATATGTGGGAAAGAGGGGGAAAGGTCTGATGATGTATCTGTATCTGTGTAAGGACGTAGGTCCTATTGCTGGGGGGCGCGTCGAGCGGTTCAGTGAGGCCAAAGCGGCGCAGCTCATCATGGACGGCACCGCTGAGCGGTTTGACCCGAAGAAACACAGTGGGAAGCCTGGGGCACCACGGTTGGTAGAGGCGCCGTCCCGGCGGACGGTGACGAAGTAGGACTATCGTGCCGATTAGAGGGCTTTCGGTCACAACGCCTTTTCCGACGCTCAATCTGACGACGCTGGAGCGCTTGAAGGATTCGCTTGGGGTTACGAGCACTGCGGAAGATGTGCTGATGACGGATGCGATTGAGACGGCGTCGGATGCCGCGAGCAAGTATTGCGGGCGTGTCTTTGTGCGTCAGGCATACAAAGAGGTCGGCGCGGCGTTCGGTGGCATCGAGTTTCAGACTCGGGAGGCTCCTATCACTGTGCTTACCTCGGTGCTCTACGATTCCGGTGTGCTGACAGACGTGAGCATCGGTGATGCTCAGCAAGGGGTCCTGTATCGTCAGGCCGGATTCGCCTGGACGGCTCAGGCGTGGCCCGGTCTTGCTGGTGGTGGACGGTTCATGGATATGGGCACGCCGATCGCCGGACAGGAGGAGCCTCGGTGGACAGTCAATTACACCGCGGGCTTCATTCCGCCCGGTTTCGATCGGGTTTCCATCCCGACACTCTACGCTCATTCAACTGATAACAGCTTCAATGACTCGTCTTCTGGCTTTGCCCCGGCTTCATCGTTCCTGACTGCTGGTGACATTGTCGAGACGAAGGGTTTTGCTCAAGCCGTAAACAATGGGCGGCACGTTGTCTCGGGCACACCGACGAGCACGAAGATCGTAGTAACCACCACGCTCGCGGCTGGAGATACCGCGACCAGCAGCGGGACCGCCGACCGGTCGCTTCTGACGCAAACACTTCCGCGAGATGTGGAGCGGGGAGTGCTCGAGATAGCAAAGACCCTGCATCAGCAACGAAAGACGGATTCTGCAGTTGTTGAGAAACAGATGGGTGCGGCTCGGCTGCGATTCAATGAGCAGGGCGGCGCCGGCGTTGCGCTACCGCCGCGGGCTGTGGGGTTGCTCCGGCCATGGGTTCGGAGAGCATGACATGAGCTTTCGCAGTCGACTAAAGCAAGTGTTCGGCGGAAGGCTCAATGCAAGTATCCAGGGCTATCGAGACCCGCCAGCCCGAGGAACCCAGGAGTTTCTCGAGACGTACGAGACAACCCCATGGGTCCGGGCGGTGGCGGGTAAGGTCGCGCAAGAGATCGGCATTACTAAATGGATGCTGTGGCGAGTGGACCGGGACGAAGAGGTCCGGGCCCATGTCCTCCTGTCGGCTCTGCGCTCTCCTAATTCGATGATGAGCGGGCACTCACTGGCCCGGGTGACTCAGTTGAGCCTGGATCTGGTGGGCGACTCCTTCTGGCTCCTGACCCGTAACGCTCTGGGTGTGCCTGTGCAGTTCTGGCCGGTGCCTGCTCATTGGGTCGCGGAAACTCCGAGCCCGAGCGAGCCAACCTATCGGGTGTCGTGGCGCCAGTGGCAGGCTCGGATTCCCGAGAGTGAGATTCTCTGGTTATCTGATCCGATGCCGTCAGATCCGTACACTCGAGGGTCCGGCATCGTGCGGGCCATCGCGGACGAGGTGGAGACGGACGAGTATGCGGCGAAGCACGGGAAAGGGCTGTTCTTCAACCGAGCGGCGCCGGACTTCGTGGTTATGGACCCGGAGGCGGGTGAAGACGAAATCCAGACTTACGAGCGGAAATGGCGGCAACGGCTCCAAGGGTTTTGGAAAGCCATGACGCCATTCTTCGCTAACCGTGAGTTGAAGTTTTGGCAACCTCAACAGATGAACTTCGAGAACTTGACGCTCGTTCCGCGGCGTCAGCACGAGCGGGACATCCAGCTTCAGTGCTGGGGCATGCCTCCCGAGCAACTTGGCATCGTGGAGAACAGCAACCGTGCCACCATTGACGCTAGCAACTTCGTTTTCCAGTCACGACTCATCAAGCCGCGGCGCCAATTCCTGGCGGACGAGCTCACGCATCGCCTGTTACGGCTGTATGACGAGCGATTGGAGCTGCGCTACGTCGACACGACACCGGCAGACAAAGAGCATCAGCTATCAGTCGCAAAGACGATGCCGCACCTCAACACTGTGGACGGCTGGCGGGCCCTCCTGCTCGGGGAGCCTCCGCTCGAGGATGGTAAGGGTGAGGTGTATGTGATGAGTCTTGCCAATTATGCCACGCCCGATCTGGCCGATCCCGAAGCCAGGCCTAACAACCCGACCGGCGCCGGGCGCCCGGCAAAGGTGGACGATGACGAGCCGGCTAAGCTGTTGAGAGGGGTGCCTAATGCCTGATGATGGGCTGAAGCGAATCAAGCTCTCTGAGGACTACGGGGGCCAGAAAGCCGGGAGCATCTATGTTTGTGACCCGCTCCGGGCGGCGTGGCTTGTGGATCATGACCACGGACGTGAGGCGACCGCGGCAGACCTGCGACCGAAGCCGACCCGGTCGGGAGGGTTTCAGCCGGAGGCGCCGTCAACCCAGACGCAAAAGCCCCCCACGCGGCGCCGGAGGCGAGCTTGACCTTCGATGCCGCTCTGGACGAGCTCATGTTCGAGACGGTCACCATTGAGCCCTTCACGGGCTACACGGGCGCCTCTCGGGTCAAAGCCTATGGCGCTGCTGTCACCTATCAAGCGCAAGTGCTTCCCTATTCGCGCAAGCTCGAGGACAGGCAGGGCAAAGAGTTCGTGTCCAGTGCTCGTGTATTGATCCCTCAGCGTGTGTCGATCGACCTTCGGAGCAGGATCACTCTCCCTACGGGCTTTGTGCCTAATACGCCTCCTATGAAGTTGACGCGGCCCGTTCGGGGCCTGGACATGGATCATACCGAGGTGGTGTGCGGGCAGGGGTTGCGTTAGATGCGAATGAAGATCAACACGACCGGCACGCACGAGTTGCGGACGCTCCTGAAAGCGCTTGGGCCCGAGGCCATCAAGTCTTCCAAGTTTGTCCTGCGGCAAGTCGCGGAGGAGACGGTGCCTAAGATCAAGGCGGTTACTCCCGTGCAGCCAAAGGATGGCGGAGAGCTCAAGGCGTCGGTTAGAGCGGGTCGGCCCACCTTTCGCAAGCGCAACGGCGAGGTGTCAGTGTCGATCATTGCCGGCGGGCTCCTCGTGGATGAAAAGGGCTTCGGTGCCGTCCCGGCCATCTATGCCCATGTTCAAGAGGCGGGCGGCTGGCTTACAGGGCGTCTCGCCGGCCGGCGTGTGACTCACACCGTGGGCAAGAGCCCATTCATGGCTCAGGAGGCACTCAAAGCCGCTCAGACCATCCCAGACAGGCTCATAAATCGTATCCTCGCTGTCCGGCGACTGCTCGGCTTGGGGGTGCGTCCATGAGTGCTGTTGCCGCTGATCTGGTGGCCTATCTGGACGCCTCCATTTCGGAGACTGCGGGGACCGATCTGTTTGAGGGTGATTTGACCGAGGCTCCAGCGAATCAGGTTACCGTGTGGCACTTTGGCGGAGGCATCGCGGAGCGGAGTATGTCCCCGTCAGTGACCGCGGCTGACATAGAAACTGCGCTGGTCCAAGTGCTCGTTCGCAATACCGTCATGACGACAGCGAACACCAAAGCGCAAGCGGTTCATGCTCTGCTAGACAACCTCCAGGAGTACAGCGGCGCCAGCGGCACGCGGTATCTGCTCGTGGAGAGTGTGGGCGGCGAGCCTCACATGCTCGGAATGGATGATAACGAGCGCTGGATCTTCATGGGCAACTATGAAGTCCGGAAGGTGCGGGGCTGATGCCCGAGCTCAAGCGGATCGCTGTCGCACTCGAGCGCTTGAATAAGAATATAGAGCGCCTGATTATGCGGACCGAGGATGATGGCGAGCGTTGCCCGGACTGCGGGTCTGAGAATGTAGAGGACATTAGCACGATGGGAAATCCCAAAATGATATGTCTCGCTTGTAATCGTTCCTGGGTTCCGGAACTGCTGGAGGTGTCCTGATGGCTGACCCCCTGATTCTAAACAACGCCACAATCTGGCTCGGGGGCTATGATCTGAGCAGCGCTTCTAACGAGATAAACTTCAACGCTTCGCGGGCAGAGCTTGAGGATTCGCGCTATGGCGACACTGTCAGCGCGGTTTATCCCGGAGTGCTCGACGTGTCCGTCGAGGTCAAGGGATTCTTTGACTCCGTTTTGGACGGTCCTCTTCACAGCAACCTAACGACGCCGGCCGTCTGGCCCTTGACCATTTGCCCTGATGGCGGGGACGACACAGAGGCGGCGTGGGGACTGCAGTCCTACACGTTCAACTACTCGACGTATGAGGCTACATGGGGGCAGTCGCTTCCATACCGGCTGAGCGGTCGGAGCAAGTCCGGCGGGCGACTGGCTCGAGGACGGGTGATGCTGCCGAAGGCTGCCTATAGTGCCACGGCGGACGGGACCAAGTACCAGCTTGGGGCGGTGTCGGCTTCGCAAAAGCTTGTCGCGGTCTTGCATGTCTTCAGCGCTGTCACGGGGACGTGGGATTTTGATGTCGAGTCCGATGCTGATGCTGGCGCTGGAGGGGAGACTTCTCGAGGATCGTTTACCCAGGTCGCGGCCGCGTCGGGGCCAATGCAAGAGGTGATTGAGGTCTCGGGCCCCGTGACGGATGAGTACTGGCAAGTGGCTATGGTCGAGACCGGACCGGGCAGCATCACGGCTGCTATTACGTTCTCAATAGTTGACGCATAGGAGGTAGGACATGGCAACCGTTTTCTCTAATGGCTGGGCCGCGGTCACTACAGGGACCAGCACGGGGTCGCTCACGGCAATCACGGGAGTGAAGGAGATCACTGCTCCGCTCGCTCGGGCAGAGCTTGGTGACTCCGTCATGGGGGACACCGTCGAGGCGATGTATCCGGGAGTCCTCCAGGCGACCATCTCTGTCCTGTGTCGGGAGGACTACGACACGAGCACGGGGAACAATCAGAAATTCTACGATCTGATGAATGATCGGTCCAAGATCAATCTTGCGATCAAGCCCGTGAACGCTACGGCGAGCGGGACCAACCCGCGGGTGTACTACAAGGGCGTTTACGTCACGCAAGCCAACGCGGCGCCGAGCGGGGCCTGGGGGGCTTCGGTGGAGAATCGGATTGAATTCCGACCCGCCACCGGTTGCACTATCACCCGCGCTACATCTACCTAAGAGGAGAGAGATCGGCATGAGCGATCTATCCGGCAAGTACAAGGTCCACATCGGGGGCCGTGACCGTGGTCTCCGTTACACGCTCGAGGACCGTGAAATTCTTGAGGGCATGTTTCCGCGGGGCGACGGCACACCCAACGATCTGCTTGGGCTGCTCCGTCAACATCTGGTGGCGTCGGGGTCCATCGCTGTCCAGGCCGCGCTCCTCTGGGCCGGGTTGCATCGGGTGGATTCTCGGATCAACCTGAAGAAGGTCAAGGACTGGCTCCAAAAAGAGATGGAGGGCAACTCTGTCGCGCTCAAAGAGATCTTCGTGCCTGTTTTCAATGCTGTCTTTGAAAGCGGCTGTCTCGGGATGGTCGTCAAGGAGGCTATCACCAAGGACGACCTAGAATCCGAAGAAGAGGAGAGCGAAGAGGAGGACCCAAAAGCGGGGAGCAGCGGCACTCCGTCGCCGACGTAAGAAAAATCGCCCATAGCATGGCGGCTCGTCTTGGTCTAGCGCCATGGGATCGGGACCGGTTACAGCCCGCGGAAATCTGGGAGCTCTACGACGGAATGATGTGGAGGCACAGCAGGCAAATTGAGCTTGTGGCGATCCAGACCATGTACATCAGGACCATGATGAGCGACAAAGACCGGTTGGACGACATCCTCCAGTCCTTCCCGTACTACCGTCGAGACGAGGGGTTCTAGCTCGTGGCAAAAAAGGGTGAGGTCCGTTGGGTCTTTGTCGCGGAGACAGGCCAATGGACCAAAGAGGTCAAGAAAGTAGAGCAGGGCTTTCTCGGTCTCACTGGGAAGGCTGCAAAGCTCACCCAGCTCTTTGCCGGCGGTCTCGGTATCGGTGGAGGCATTGCTGCGTTTCAGGGGTTCCAGCGCACGCTCTCCGCGGTCACCAAGACAGTCATCATCAACAATGTCGAGTTTGAGCGGCTCACGACACAGATTCGGACGCTGACCGTTGGGGGCGCGGACGACATCAAGCGCTTCAATGAGGCGCTTGTGGGAATGTCGTCAGCCACAGCGACCGGACCGGCGGAGCTTGCCAAAGCACTCTTCTTCGTGGAGTCTGCCGGGATTCGCGGCGCCGCGGCCATGGAGACTACGGAGCTTGCCGCGGGTGCTGCACAGTTAGGGCTTGGCGAAACGGCGACCATGGCCCGGACGCTTGTCTCCGCGATGAATGCGTATGGGGATTCCAACCTCAGTGCAGCGCACACCATGGACGTTCTCTTGGAGATCGTTAAGCAAGGGCAGGGTGAGGCGTCTGAGTACGCTAGTTCCCTCGGGCGAATTCTCCCCGTTGCCTCCTCCTTGGGTGTGTCGCTCGAAGAAGTTGGCGCGTTCATGGCCGTCTTCACCAAGTCTGGCGGCTCGGCTGCTGAGGCGGCGACAGGTCTCCGCGGCGCCTTGCTTGCCCTGACAACGCCGGGGACAGCTGCAGCCAAAGCACTAGACGAGATGGGGCTCAGCGGGGAGAAGCTACGGAAGTCGCTGCGAGAGGATGGGCTCCAGGCAACGCTGGAAATGTTGATGGATGCTTTCGACGGCAATATCGACATGATGAAAAAGGCTATCCCCCGCGTCGAGGGGTTGGCTGCTGTCCTCGCTGTGGCAGGGAGTCAGGGCAAAGTCTACTCCCAGACGATCGAGGACATGAGCGACGTAACCGGCAACTACACGCTCGCTACTGTGGAGATGGCCCAAACGGTCGGACACCAATGGGAACGGTTGTTTGCGGTTCTTGAGGCCAAGACGATTGCTCCTGATAGCCCGGTCGTTCGGGCTACCGCGAGCATCTTGAGCTTCTACACCTCGATGATTGAGGGCGCGGACTTGGTAGCCCTGGCTGTGCCTGGAATGTATGCGGCCATAGCGAAGTACAGAGAAGTTGTCCCGGAAGTTTCTACGACGCCTCGCACTGATCCGCTGGCGGGAATAAAGGGTATTGCTCAGGAGATAGCAAATCTCCCGTCAGTGTCGAAGGATGCGCCGCTTGGGCTTTCCGAAAAGGAGCTCGCAAAAGCGGCGGCGGCGGCAGAGAAAGCCGCGGCGGCTGTTCGCAAGCTAGACGAGGCGGAGCGGTCTCTACTGTCGGTCAATCGGGATGCGCTGGCGTCTGAAGTTGCCCTGATGAAAACTCGCGAGGAGATGGGTTCGGGTAAGTTTCTGGCAGACCTTGACATTGCTCTCGGCAGTACAAAAGTGACAGCCGAAAGCATGATGGAGGAAATCTCCGAGGGGTTTGAAGCTGCCGGTGTTGAGGCGGATCAAATGGCCGGCGAAATGGAGGAGATTGAAACCGTTACCATTGATTGGGGTCTCGCTCTCCAGGGGGTGGGTTTGCTCGCCGGCACTCTGGGCGGCAAGCTCGGTGAAGCCCTGCAAGTCATGGAGAATATCGGTCATACATTCGAGAATTGGGACGAGATGTCCCGCAATCAAAAAATCGGTGCCGTTGGTCTGGCGGTGGGTCAGGTCGGGAGTCTGGTCCCCGGCAAGGCCGGAGACGTGTTGAGCGGGATGGGTGCCGGTGCTGCGATAGGTTCTGCGTTCGGGCCATGGGGCGCAGCGGCCGGCGCGGTGGTGGGCGGGCTGGCTGCTCTCTTCAAGAGTGATCCTGTAGAGGACGCCATGAAGGAAGCCGGGGAAACGCTTGGTTTTGGTATCTCCGAGGAGATGGCGCAGCAGTTTATCCAGGAGGCAGAAAGGACCGGACAGAGCGTGGCCGAAGTCGCCGCTCAATGGCTTGACGACATGAAGAAGCAACTCCGCGAGGAGGGCATGGCTCAAGCCGTGGAGGGAATTGCCCTCCAGGCTGAAGCTCTCGGCGGTGCTCCTCAATACGCCAACATCGCAGCCAAGAACTTTACGACCGTCTTTTGGGAGTACGTCAAGGATAAGGGTCTGCCGGCCGCGCTCGAGGCGTTCGGTGGCATCTTCGAGAAGATCCGTGCCGCATTCGGAGATGAGCTTCCGCCTGGCTTCGAGCGACTAGAAGCGCTGTTTGAGCTGATGAACGACCCCAAGATTGCGGCGCAACTACAGTTTGCTCAGGGTCAGGCTCAGTTTGTGGCCGGCGCCATGAAGGGCGGGTTCTATGACCCGTCCATGACCGAGGACTCCGTCCGCATTGCTAACGATACCCTAGACACGCTCGAGGCGTCGGGAGTCGATGCAAAGAGCGCCCATCAGATGACCGCGGGGTTACTGCAGGCGGAGCTCAATGCGGCGATAGCGAGCGGGAATCAGATCAGCGGGGGCCTGCAAAAGCTACTGGACGAAGCCAAAGCGAACGGGGTGCAGATTCTTCCCGGGATCGCGGAGATGCAACTTGACGTGTTGCGGCTCATTTACTCCGAGCTTTCCGGTCAGACCTACGCGCCTCCGGGTGGCGGTCCCGCCCCTGGCCCTGGTCCCGGTCCCGGTCCTTCTCCTGGCCCTGGCCCCGGCCCTGGCCCCGGCCCCGGACCCGGACCTGGACCGCGTCCGCCGCGGGAGCGGCCCCCACGTTCACATGAACTCTCTGTGCTCCAAGGCATTCGTGGAGACTTGGCCCGTCAACCCGTCGTTCTAGCAAAGGCGATCAGGGACGGGATCGGGGCCTCTAGGGGGCTATCGTAATGCCTGAAATCCCGGACTCTGTGTCAATCGAGATGGAGTTCTCCGGGGAGGGGAGCGGGTGGACTGTCGTCACGGATGTCTGCAATGACCCGGGAATCATGGCCCGTTACGGGATGTCCGGCAACACTCAGAAAGACCGGGTAGCATCGACGGGGCTCATGACCTTCGACCTTAACAACGGGGAAGACAATAGCGGCGGGAAGCTCGGGTATTACAGCCCCGGGCATGACGACTGCCGGAGCGGGTTCGAGCTCGGTATCGGGGTCCGGCTGAAGATCGTCTATTCCCCGACGACATACTACAAATGGCGCGGGACCATCGACGCCATCGAGGTCATGTCGGGGGAGTTTGG